GTTGCATATATTATTGTTTTCAAGATTTTTTGTACCCCTAACATCATCTAATAGTATTTTTTTGTATGTTTTCTTGCCTCTCTTTCCATAACGCTTTTCTTTGAGTGGCAGCTTCGGCAAAGCGATTGAAGGTTGTTATATGCAAGCTTTGGGCCATTATCTTTGATTGCTACAATGTGATCTATTTCTTCTGCTGGTACTAACATATCATACTTATTAGCACAAATCTCACATAAAGGATTCATTTGTATTTTATATCTTCTTAAACTTCTCCAGGCTTTGCTTTGATAAAACTCTAACATTTCACCAGCAGATCTACTTCTATTATAATTTAAAAGATCTTTCTTCTTCTCTCTTACAGGTATCCAAGGCCTTTTCTTTTTCTCAGGTAGTTTTGGCATATTAATCTATTAATAAAAAATATAGTTCAGTATCCTTTTCTAATATATATTCCATAGCCTTATGATAATCTAATAGCTTTTGTTTGTCTGCTATCCCACCCTCCCAAAGTTCGTGGCATCCTTTTTTATCTAATGATAAGCAATGGTATGTAATGTTATCAGGATCTAACTCTAGATCTTTTCTTCGTGATCTACTTATATAGTGGCTATGAGATAGAGGTACATCTGATCTACCACATCCAGTACAGTAGTGGCCTCTTGTAGCAGCGATTTCTTCATATACCTTTTTAAGCTTAGTATTTATTGCAGATTGTTTTTTACTTATTTTTTTCATTTTAAATACCAATCAATAAGATCTATACATTCATCTAATCCATAACAGCATTTAGCAAAGTATCCTTTATTATTTAGATCATCTATCCATTGCTTTTGATGTGGTGATAATCTACCTTTTTTAGTTTTTAATTCAATAAATAAAGAATGATAATTATGCCTAGATTCCATTATTTGTAAATCAGGCACACCTTTTACATATCCAGCTCTTTTCATTGCTGCTGCTGATTGTATAGTAGTAACTAATCCACCAGCAGAAGCACAATATCTTATACCTTTATATTTAAGCTTTATATAAGTTATTACAGCTTCCTGTAAGTTTTGCTCATTCATTTCACCAATTTACATACTAATAATAGTGAAATAACTATGTAACAATGTTTCTTTTTAACTTACTATTGTTGATTTCTCTTAATACAATCTATTTCATTATTAAGATGATCTATAGCTTTCTGTAAACATTCTACAGGAGATTTGTGTTTATTACGATTTCTCAAGATGTATGCTAGTGCAGAAGCACAATTATATGATAAATCATAATCTTCTATAATATCAAAAGCTTTATAGCCATATACTTTTCCTGTATAATAATCAGGAGTATCACTTTTTCTATAAGGATCTATATTCCTATCCTTTTCATAATAATATTTACTTTTTTTCATCATTGCTTTTATATTTTCCCATAATGCCTTTATGTTTTCTTTGATTGCCATATTTTTTAGTACGTTTATCAATTCTTTTTTTTTCATAGTAATTAAATCTTTTTTTAATGCTAGTTAAATAGCCGAACTGCATAAAACTTGAATCAGTTTTATCAGGATCATATAATTTTACTTTAGCCATTTTCTTCTACCATCTTTAGATACTCTATAAGTTCCTTTGCTTAATGAATCCCAATAAAGCTCACCTCTTAAATAATATTTACATTTATAGTAATTTTCTTTGAGCCTTTTACGATATTCAACATATTCTTCTTTAAAGCCTCTTTTATTACTTAGATTAACATTTACAAAGCTAAAATTATCATCATTTTCCATTTTTTAATATTTTAAGTTGTTTTATTGAGTTATTAAGAGATTTCATTCCAGGATTTCTGTATGATAATCTTTTATCTTTATATTTTTCTTCTACAGTTTCATTATCCCATATAATTTGCCTATGCTGCTTAATCCATTTGTAATAAGTCCTTACAGATATGTGAAATTCATCTGATCGCCTAATACCATTTCTGAAGCTTTGTTGTATATCTGAAATGCATAAATTTGGAAAATCTTCTTTTAAATCCTGAGCTAATGTAAGAGCCATAGATACAATAGTATCTTCATCAGGATTTTGGCCTAATTCAAAAAATGATTTAGATAATATATCAACTGCATAATTTCTTAATTTTTCTATAGGAATATCTTTTATCATACACTATTTATTTGATTAATTTTTTCTTTAGCATTTGCAAAAGTATTTAGTTTCATTTTAAATTTAGATACTGGCTTTTTTGTATCCCATTTAGTTTGATTTGCTTTCCATCTTTGAATCCTACTTTTTAAGTTCCAAGTTTTTTCTAGTTCAAATCTTAATTTAGTTTTGCTTTTATTTTCTTCACACCAATAATTTACAAAATTTTCTATAAAATTTTTATCATTTTCTAAAGAACAAACCTCATCAATAAATTTTTCTTTTCTATTAGATATATTATTTGTATTAATAACTTTTATAGTATTAAGATCATTACTTATAATGTTAGGGCTAACATCATTTTTAATGATACCTAACCTTCTTTCTGTTATCTGCTCACCTTTTTTTATAAGCTCTACTGTTATAAAACCTGCCTGATTGAGTTGAGATACCCAAAGGCTAACAGTATTTTTTGTTACTCCATATAAATCTGCAAAATATCTATTAGTAGCAAAACAATACCCTTCTTTACTACTTAATGCTGTTATTTCTCCATACAATAGCTTTGCATTAGCTTTTAAATTACTGTATCTTACTCTTGCAGGAATTACAGCGTAATATGTAGGATTATGCTTCATTAATCATTTGCTTTAATTTTTTTATATTCCAGTTTACTAGTTTTCTTTGATCTATTAATTTATCTAAATGTTTTTCTAAACTATATACCCCCCTAGTATTTAAATTGTTTTTAAAAGTAAGATATTTTTTTTTAGTAGTTTCTTCAGTATCCATAAGATCTATCATTCTATAAAAATGATGTATAGCTGAAGCGTGAGTTGATATACATTTCATTTTATTTGGTACATCTACAAATTTTAAACTCAAATCATCAACTAAGTAATAAATCAAAAATCTTCTAGCTTCAATTACATTAGATTTTCTTGTAATTGATCTATCAAAATCTTCTACATTCATACTAAACATATCTGCTAAAGTACATTTAGCAATCTCTATTTTTTTCTTCATTATTTATATTTTATTATGAAATCAGACAATATTTTTGCTGTTTGTAGTATTGTTTCTAAATCGTGTTTATTTTCTACTCCTAATATTACAGCACTTTTGATACCTACAGAATTAGCAATCTGTTGATCTGAGCTATTTTTAACATCATATACATATTTATCAGTATAGCTATAATGTGGCTTTATTTTAGGAAAATCACCTGAAGTATAATTATAATGTACTTCATTACCTACTTTAAATTTATCCTGATCATTAGATATACTTGAGTATTCTCCAGTATCTCCATTTTCCATTTCTATTTCATATTTATAAAATAGTTTACCTTCTTTATTTTTCCAAGTACCATTAGATTGTACATTTTTAACTATTGATTTTTTTACCATTACTTTAATATTATTAATTTGTTATTATTTAATTTATACAGATTTTCATATTTAGCTAAATTAAGAATTATCCTTTTATTATATTCTACAGGATCTTTTATTATATTATACCAATATGATCCTTTTTCTTCTATTTTGTAATCATATACTTCATCTATATTATATTTCTTTTTTTCTTCTTCTATTTGTTCTTTTGTGCCAAATACTCGCATTTCTTTTTTTACTTCTTCAATATCTGCATATTCTTTTCCTGTTATTGCATTTCTTTGCATAACTCCTTTATATGTAGTATCATATAAAATCCAATCCTGGCATATTAATTCTTTCATACGTTATATCCTAAATTAGTTTGCCATTGCTCTTGAGCTTTGCCTTTTCTAATATAATATTTTTTACCTCTTAAAAATATATTATCCTCTTGTAGTTTTGCTCTTACTCTTTTTATTGTAGGAGCTAAAGTAAATTTATTACTAGCATACATTCTTAAAAAATCTGATGAAGAAGTTTTATCAGGATCATATCCAAGTACTTTAATTTCTTTATACCATATATGAGTACATAATCTATTATCATCATCTCTAAGAAATGGCTTTTGTTTTAGTAGATCAGTAATTATTGCTTTTGTATTCATTTTTCTATTGTGTAAGAAGCTCTAAGTTTATTAGTTATTTTAGTATCTTCTTCTTTATAGGCATCAATCTCCTTTTGTATTTCTGCTTTAGTTCTATAACCTATTTCACCAAATTTTGTTACTACTCCTTTTACAGATGCTTTGCCATTTAATGTATTATATAAGTATTGCATCCAACTATTATAAGTCCATTTTTTTTCCATAGTTATTTAATTATTGATTAGTTAAGCAAATATATGTTAATATATAACAGTTATTAACGTAAACAAATACAACTTATTAACAATAACTGTGTTAATATGTAACATTGTTACAATGTATAATCTAGGAAAATTGTATTTTTGAAGTTCAATTCAATTTAAACTCTGCTGGAGTTTATTCCTTTGTTGAAGGCCTAGATTTATTTCTAGGCTTTCTTTTTATAAATCCATTGGTACTATTAATGGAAATTTACCATCATCTAATACTACACTACAGCCAAGTATAGGCTTTGCTGTATGAAATTTAGCATAAGCATAAGCAAAACTCTTATAATCTATACCTGTAGGTACTTGCATTCCAAATTTAAGATCATTTAAAGATGCTGTAAAATCTATAAAAGCCTGAGTATGTATATGGCCCTGGATCATAGAAGTTCCCCAATTTTGTACCCTTTTCATAATACCTTTGCCTGAACAGCCAGTACCATGTACATAAAGTACGTTATCGTGTACAAATTGTTCTTCAAATTTCCAATCAGGAACACCTAAAACTTCATT